TATTTCATGACAGTATCTGAAAGAATGCTTAGAAGAGATTCTTTTATGACACATTATATACAAGCTTTTAGAAAATTCCAAGGAGTACTTGGTCCTGAAAACATAGACCACCCTTGGTTAATAGCTCAAGCTAAAAAAGGTGTTAAAGCTACTCAGTTTATGTATGCAGCTCCGTATAGACCTGCTTTTACAAGAACAGCTTTAGGTAAAGTTTACTCAAGGTTTCAGTTATGGGCTTGGAACTCTGTAGGTTTTAGAAATAGAGTACATAGAGAAGCTAAGTTGTATGATTATGCCCCCGGGACACCTGAATTTGAAAGATTTAAAAGAACTGCTATGGCAGACCTATTTGTACTTGGTCTTGCTAATGTATTTACATATTCATTATTTGAATCTGCACTACCAGCTCCTATGAACTGGTTTCAAGATACAGCAGAATGGATATTTGGTGATGAAAATGAAAGAGACAGAGCTTTCTTTGGTCAATATCCTACACCTATAGCTCCATTACAGGCTATATCTCCTCCTATTATGAGATTTCCTGCAGCTATGTTTACAGCTATGGTAGATGATGATTGGTCGAGAGTAGGAAATTATTATGCTTGGACTATGTTCCCTTTTGGTAGAATGGCAAGAGATGCTAAGGGTATATTTGAAAATCCAATGATGATGTTAGAGAAATCTACAGGATTTCCATTAATTAAATTAAATAAACAAGTAAAGGAATATCAAGATGAAGATATGCTTTATCATAGAGTCTTTCCTCGAACCCCTCCGAATATAGAGTAGAAGGGGGGAACAAAGAAAACCCCCTTTTACTCTCCCTCTTCGCTCTCTTTACCGTTTTCTTCAGACTGAAGGTCACTATCATCTCAGTCTAAACTAAATCCACATTGTAGACATTGGTAATAGCAATCAGATACTACCACCAAGTGTCCACAATTCATACAAGCAGTCTGCTTCAATTAAATAAGCTTTCCTGTTTCTTAAAATAATTACTACTTTCAAGACCATTTATAACAGATTGAATAGCTGATTTTCTTTGATGTAAGTGTTGTAAAGTTTCTTCTATCTCATCTTTACTTTTGGCAAACCAATATCCTTTTGAAGATGACCCTATTGGGTAACCTTTTTTTCTAAGGAAATTAACTATAGCCCTTACTTCTACCCCTCTCAAGTCCATTCTATTTTCTATTATTCTGGATTTAACAGGTGTATCTTTTCCTACTCTTTCTATTCTTTCAAGAAATTCATCAATTCTATCAACTGCTTTTTTAGTGAGTCCATCAACATTTTCAAAGGTTGTTAATGCCATTTTACCCTCCCAAAATTCACATTCATTACAAAAATATCCAGCATCTATAGTGATTACAAGCTCCCCACATATAAAACATGCAGGGAGTCCTGTAAAATGAATAGTATCCATTGCTTATACTTTCTTCTTAAAAACATCAGCAACAGAAAGCTTTCTATACACATAACCTTTTAAGCCATCTGGTTGTTCATCTAACCAATCTTTAAGTTTATCATAATGCTTTTCCTCAAGATTTCCTTTCCGAACATTACATCTTCTACAGATGAATTGAAGATTATCTAATGTGCTTGGTCCCTTATGATATAATGGAGTAGTGTGGTCTAAAACCATATTTTTGACAGAAATAATCTTGTCACAGTATCTACACTCTTTACCATAAGAAGCCAATATGAGTTGTCTTAGAACTTCCAATGGCAAGTCAAATTCTACACCAGCATCTTTAGACCTCTTTTTTAAAGATTGTCTTAAGGATGTTGATTTAGATAGAAGTTTTCTAAAAACCTTTTTCCAATGAGTACCGTGAAGTTCTCTTAGAATAGATTCAAATTTATCCTGCCATTGCAATATTCTTTTCTGTTGTCTCATCTTGTTGAAAAATTAATTCCAAAGCCCAATCTGTTAAAAAGTTCAACATCAAAACAGAGCATTGTAACCTCATTTTCTCTTTCTTTATCTACAAAAACGATACCGAAATCTATTATTCCAAGTAGTTTTAAATTATAACCATCTGGATGTATCTTTAATGTAATTAATGGACCCATTAAGACCTCCTTACTCTTTCTACCTTTTCTATAGTAATACCGTCAAGTTCATAGCCCTCTTTATCAGCCTTTACAGCCTCTTTTCTTGCTAATACTTTGTCAGGTTTCTTAAGAATTTCAGTTTTGATAAATGCATCATCACATTCCTGCATATTTACTTCTACCGGTCCATAGGTTTCAAATAACTTATACCTTGATGACTTGGTTTCATAAACATTATCATTACCCATACTCTTAACTACCATAGGTAGTAGAGTGTTATTCATATAAGATTTAAAGTTAGCAATAGCTTTTTTCCTATTCCTAAGTCTTTTAACCTCATTTGACATAGCCTCTATTTCTCCATCTAAAGATTTCTCTCTTCTTGACAACTCTACTATAAACCCATCAAGGTTTTCTACTTTATCAGATAAAGATTTAGTATAGATAGCAAGTCTATTTGTTATCTCCTGAATTTCTTCTTCATCTTCAGTAATTATTAACTCCTGTTCAAGGTCTATAATATCACCAATCAACTCTTTAGTTGTTATCTTCCCCATATTAACCTACACTTTCAGGTTTTTCTGTCTGTTTAGGTTGTGGTTCAGCTGGTCTAAAGGCTTGCTCTATCATAAATTCTACCTGTCCTTTTACAGACCTGTGATTTATTTCAGCAACTTGCTTTAATCCATCATAAATAGGTGTAGTTACACTTATTTTAATCCACTTTGTGTCCTTTTCCATTAAAAGTCCTTTCTTTTTAATCTAAAATTATTGTTAAACTCTAAAGTTATTTCATTTCCAAGTTCTTTATTAAATAAAGACCCGTCAGTATTTTTGAAAAGCTCAACCACTCTTTTGTTTGAACCTTGCTCACCTTGAATACCTATAACTTTACTTGAAGCATTTTCTATTGCACCGCTACCCTTACCTGCATATAAATCAAGAACTTTCATCCTTGAATATTGCCTTGATACTTGTGATATTTGAATTATGATTAAATCGCTATTAACAGCTATACTTCTAAGTGAATGAGATATTGTTCTTATCTGACTATACTCATCTTTACCATGAGTGTCTATAAGGTCAATATAATCAACCACTACAAGTGCCGGTTTTAATTCAGTTATCTTTTCCTGTATCTGTTTGATAGTAGGAGCCACGGTTTGAACTTTGATATGGTCTACAAGATGCTTGTTATTATCATAAACATCTTTATATTCAGAATCTATGAAAATTTGCCCAGAAGCTATCTGGAGGTTTCTCCTATGTAAATACCATCCAGATAATTCCAGAGATAAGTACAATGTAGATAGTTGGGTTTTATTTTCTATTCTATCTTTATCAAAGTTATAGCTGAGTGCTAAACATTGAGCTAATGTTGTTTTGTTAGAGCCTGTATAACCAAATATAGTTACAAGCTCTCCGGGAAATATATCACAATCAACATCAGTTCCGAGCATTCTACCCAAAGGTATTGTCTTCCCTGCATAATCTGTTGTCATCCTTTCCTCAAGTTCCTGCTGTAGTGTTTCTGCATTCTTTATATCAAGAAGATAATCTTTCCTTTTATAATAAATACATTTAGTAGAGCAGAACTTACTCATTATCTCATCCTTACACCCATATTGATACCCTCTATTATAAACGGATTCTATTTTTTCTATTACTTTAAAATCCTCGAGAGCATTATTATTCCAAGAAAATGCCATAGTCTTAGCTCCATCAGAAGGGATGCCACTTCTTCTCCAATGAGAAGCCATTCTTAATAATGTATTATTTCTTGAACCTTGAATTGGTCCTCTGTGATACATTTTCTGAATACAAGTGGCAACCTTTGATGGTTCTACAACTTCAGTATATTTCCTATTATCAGGTATTTCTGTTTCTATATATCTATTCAGCTGTCCAGCTCCCTCCAAGCTTTCGTATGGAAAATCCAAACGAGCCGTACCTGCAAGGAGCTTTAATTGAGCAACTGAATAATTCATTAATTCCCTTATAAATAAAGGAACTTTAAACAATCCTGATTTTAAGTTCATTGTATGAGCAACTCTATAGATACCTGTTCTATGTAGTACACTTAAATCTGCATAAGGAAATAGTTTCTTTATGGTAGCTTTAACTGTATAAGGTAAATCTTCACTATCCCTAAACATAAATACTGATGCTGGGATATGTATATGATAACCTGTTCCACTAAAATATGGTCTATAGTTTTCACCTGTTAAGTCTAAATCTTCAAGAAGCATACAAATTGACTTAGCTGTATCTAAAGTATGTTGGTCTGTGTTATCTCCTTTGTCAATATCTAATACTACCCAATCTATAAACTTGGGTCCTGTATAGCTTTTTATTGAATTAGTTTTTTGAGCTACAGACTCTGCATCTTTAGGATATACATAAGTACTTCTATATAAAGAGGTTCTTTCAGAAATAGCTTTATCAATATATTTCTTAATAAAGCGTTTTTCTATTATAATACCTCTATTACTTGGCTTTGCATATGCTATCTCAAGATACTTGTTCATTTAGAAATTGCTAACATCTGAATCATCATCAGGAAAGTTATAATCAGCTGTAGCATTAGTAACTCCTGCTGTTGCTGTTTTCCCATTTGATTCATTATGCACTTTAGCCTCTTCAGGTGTGAACTCATTAAGGTATCCATTGGCTTTTCTCCATTCAATACCTCTTTGAAGTTCTGCTTTACCCTCAGCTGTTGAAGGTTGAACATAATTATGAACTGTTTTATAACTTTTCTTACCAGTTTTCTTTGGTTTAGAGTTATAAAGATATACCCATAAATTGTATACATGGTCTTGTGCATCAGGTGTTTTTCCTGAACTATATTGCTGATTCAAATGATTAGCTACATCATTTATAAGATTACCTTGTTGGTCTTCCCATTTAGCATCTCCATTGATTCCAATGTTACAATTTATAGCATCTAAGAAATGATATATATTCTTTACAAGAGAATTTGTTTGAAGATTATTTCCCTCATATTCAAAGCTACCTTTAATTTGTAGCTTGTTAGAATATTTAGAGCCCTCAAGAGCTAACTCTACATCAAGATATATATCAGCCCAATCATATTTAGCTGACATATCTACTATATTTAATATAGATACTCTCTTATACCCTATAAATCCATCATTAGATGCTGATTTAGTTGGTCTTATTATTCCCATCTTTACTCACTTTCTTTTTTATAATTAACTATTTCATCTTTTATTGCCTGATATTCTAAAGGCAATGTTTTCTGTGCTAAAGGTTTTAACCTTGAGCCTATTGTTCTTTCATCATAGCTTTTGAACGATATTTCATATATACTACCATCTTTATTAACAGTTGTATATCCTATAACATCAGCTTTTGCTACTAATGAAGCTGAAAGTCCTCTTGGTAAATCAGGAGAAAGCTGTGCCTTACCATCAGTTACCATTGTAGACTTACTATGTGCATTAATAATTAAGTTACCAGCATACTTTTTCATAAGTTGCTGTAGTCTAACCATTATATCCACATTCTTTTTCCTTGCTAAAGCCCAATCTGAGCCCCAACTACCCTCTCCCATCGCATTGATACCTAATTCAGTTTGAACTATTCTCTCTATCCACTCATTAACAGCAGATATAGTATCAATAACAATAGTATCATAAGGAAGTTTATCCCATTCTTTCCTTAACCAATTAAGAATTTCTACCATAGAATAGACAGGCATAGGTTTACCTTTATCTTTTCCTGTTCTACAATAGAACCCTCTTTCTTCAGGTGGAATAGGTACAGGAATATCTTTTCCATTAACTTTTTTAGTTACAGGAAGTTTTACTCCATCTTTTACTTCTGATTGAAAAGGAATATTTATACTATTGCAGTGAATTACATTTGCATCTTCACACCAATCAGTACCTGATTCCGTATCAATTATAAGTACTCCATCAGCTCCTTTTTCTGACCATTTAGAAGCTGCTGTAGTTTTACCACTTTTAGGTTGTCCTACAAATAACCAAGTAACTCCACTTGGCATAAGAGTCCAATCTGTTTTTACATTCTGAACTTTAATGTTCATTTGTCCTCACTTTCTTTTGTTTTAAATTTGGGGAAGAATCTCTTGCTAAAAAATGAATAGATATTTCCCTTGCAAATAAAAAGAGCCCTAAAGGGTCCATGGTATATTACAGCAATAACCTAAAGGGCTCTATTTCCTGACATTCTCACTTCGTGTTGTTCCTTTAAAAAGTACTAAGTCCGTGTGTGAGCACGATTCTCATCAGGGTTTAATGACCGTTGGGTATAGCTTCTCCATTTCTAAAGTATAATGGATGTGATTCAGGAGTTATTACCTGAATATGTTCCTCTACCCATTCTGCTATTTCTTTGAATGTCCATCCCAAATTATCATTTAGATTTATTAAATCTTCTACTAAACAGGTATTGACATCTGATGATAGCCAACCAAAGTCAAGTTCTGCTTGATTATCTTCACTATAATCTTTAGCTTCATCAATGGTTATTTTATTTATTTTTGCAACATAAGTACCTATTGCACAGGCACATATCTTTCCATCATGTGTTCCGTTTATATAGAAATCAGGCTTTTGTTCAAATTCGTCAGAATTTAATGCATTTATAAATATTTTTTTATGTTCTGCTTCCATCCAATGGTTGTTTTTCTTACAAAGAGGTTTATGCTTGGGCATCATGCACTCCTTTATCTGTATCTTTTTCAAATAAAGATTCAAAATGGTCAGAAGCTTCTTCAGCTAAATCTGCTATATCTGAAAGTATATCTCTATTCTTTGCTAATAAATCCATAGCTTTTTTTCTATCAGATACTTCTATATTATTATTTACAAGCATATTGTATATTAACTCATTATTAGAAGCTATTATATGTATAACAACTTCTACTGCAGTCATCTTTTTTGATTTACTCATTTTACTCTCACTTTTTTTATGGTTAAAAAAGGGCAGTTCTCTTGATATACATTGTAGGCTCTATTTCCCAACCACTACACTATGTACTTAAAATTACAATATATACCTAACTGCCCTCTTTAGTTTATTTAATAAGGTTTACTCAAAAGGTAGTTTCTTAGGGTCTCCTTTTATACTATCAGAGAATAAATCTTCTAATGCTCCACCTTTATTGTCCTCTTGATGAGGTTCTGTTTCAGGTTTAGTTTCAACATCAAATGATAGTGATATTATCTGTCCACCATCTTTATGTTTAATCCATCCTGCTATATTCACCTCTTGATTATTTACAGTTGCTTTTCCTTTAAAATAAGGTTCGTTATCTTTCTTTTTGAACTTGTTCTTACCTAAATAGCCTCTGCCTACAGTTTCATAATGAGATTTCATCATGCTCCTCTTCTTTATTGATAGAGTTCTTTGGAGATACTACCATTTCTGAAACATTAGTTTCTCTTGGTAATAAAGTGGTGTTAATATAAGCATAATATATTGTCTCTTGCAACAATAAAAATGCCTGTGCAACACCATCAAAAGCAACTAATCCACCACAAAAGATAGTATGTTTAGCAGTACAAGGGTCATCTGCTACATCACTACCATCATGCCAATGTTCCATATAGTTATCATAGTACTTAGTAGCTGTGATGATTTCAAATCCTAATGCTGACATTCTCATATCAATAAAGAATCCTCTATCATCATTTTTAACCCACTGTTCATAAGCATCTAATCTTGATTCCATATTATCTGTGCAAACCATTACATTTCTATGCAATGATATTTTACTATATGGGGTGAATTTCTTTGGTATTTTAGTAAAGATTTGTCCAAAATCTGAATATCTACACCATTCTCCTTCTGCAACATCTACTTTATATTCACCTATTCCACTCTTTGGATAACAAGTAGTAGAGCGATTATGTTCTTCTATCTTATCATAATCAACTAAAGCTACATTTCTCCAACCCATAATAGAAAGAGGGGCAATAAGGTGTGACCCTATGCCCCCTGCTCCTATAATAGTTAAATCAGTTAAAGAATTTTGATTAATAAGGTCTTTGTTTCTTAAAAATCGTGCTGATTCCATTATTCTATACCTCCAAACATTTTAGCATAAAGAGCTTCTTCCTCTCCATCTATTCTTTCAGATTCTTCATCAAACATTTCATCGGTAATTTCTCCTTTGTTATGCTTTTCAATGATAAGTTTCCTTTTTGATTCAAAACCTTCTGTCATTCTATCGAAAGTTTTTTCATCTGGTTCAGATGTTTCTTCATTGTTAGGAGTATGGATAAATGCTTGATGTTGATTGCTCCATTTTCCAGTAGGAGTTACTCTGTTGTGTGAATAAAAGCCTGTATTAAAGAATGTTTGTTGAGGTACTTTCTTTTTCTCTTCTTTAATAAACTTTTCAACAAATGAAAATGTTTCTTTTGCCCATTCATCTTTAGGTATTTGTACTTTTTCAACAGGGTCATCACCTGTCATTTTCTGAACATTACCATATTGGTCTTTATAAGACACAGCAAAAGCCCAAGGTTCATCACTATCAGCACAAATAATTGAAGGATAGAAGAAATCATTGGTTTCACCCATTTCCTTTAGCAAATCATTATCAGTTCCACTAAAGAAAGCTTTCATAGTATTGTGACTATGAATATTTCCTCTATACCATTTATCTGTACTTGTTTCAGGAGCTATTTTCCATAACTTTTGAAAGTCATTTACAAGGTCCTCTTCATCCCAGTCAGTTTCACTCTTACTACCAACATCTAAAACCCAAAAGAACTCTAAATTCCAATGACATGGAAATCCATTCTTGTTTGTTTTATATGTAAACCAAGCAGGTCCACTCCATTCCCTATTTCTAAGGTGTTTGTTGTTCAGTAATGCTTTGATTAATGCTTTGCATTTCGGACTTACTGAATATGTTAAAGCGTTTTGCATCTTTATTCATCCTTTCCATTGTATTTTTAAAGTTAGCTACTACACAATTATACAAATCTCTTTTAAACAGAACTCTTAATCTTTCTATTTTCTTTATATAATTATCTAACTTTTTTAGTTTATTTTTATAAGCTGTCTTTTTTATAGTAATATAAGTATCTGGATTAGGCAGCTCTCTCCAAGTTAGGTTCCTTGCTGTACTTTTATAACTACGATTACTATGTTTTAGAGTTTTCATTATAGAGTCATAAGAATCATTGACATATTTAATCAGCTTTACATTCCTATCATCTTTAGTAAAGTAATGTACAATATCATCAGGTACATTATTAAATACATACTCCCATTTTTCATACATGCTGTTATTTGAGGCATCTTCAATTAAGTTTAATTTTCGTGGGTCTATTAAACTACGAAATTCATCACAAATATCTACATGCATAGATGAGGGAAGAGTTGAATCAAAATACCTATTATCATATCTAACTTCTCTATGTATTTCATTCTGGTCGCTACAGGCTTTCATAATATCTCTTTCTTTTCTATAAAGATGTAAGGTATCATCTTGCTCTGTATCTCTTAGATATTCTACATAAGATTCAGAACTTTCAAAGTGATTTCTTGGATTCCTCATTCTATTCTCAAGAGAGCCTAAGATTAAATATACTATTAAACAGCATTCATACATGCCCCATCCTGCTTTATTAGTTTTTAAATAGACTGTATTAAATATCTTTATACATTCTTTTCTACTAATAGAACGAGGATTAGATGCATCTCTAAGCCAAAAACCATTTTCAAAGTCAGCTCTTTCTTTGCCTTCAAACTCAAATGTTTTCAAGTTATTCCCATTTTCATCAGAATATGTGAATGTCTTCTTAAGTATTTTATGTGGGTCCCAATAAGGACTATTACCATTATACTTAACTAAGAATGCTCTTAATGCACCATATAATAGATATATGTTACCATCTTTCAGATATTTATTAAAATCATTCTTAAATCCACCTGCACAAGGATGAGCATCGCTTGATATATGTGGATGATGTAATGGTCTAAAACATTTATTACCAAACACTTTTGATTCTTCATAAAAATAGAAATTACAACGAGTATCTATAAATATAACAGCATCTGATAAATTTATTCTTCCTACTGCTTTAGGTGTTATATGTATATTCTTTATGTTTATTCTAAGAAACACCTCATTTTCATTTTCTAAATAAAGTGAATTTATATCATAATCATGAATATCATCTTTAGTAACAAAGTCAATCTGATTAGGATTATCATCTATCATCATATTTATTTGTTTCTTTGCAGTATTATATGATTCTAATAAGTCTCCTCCATAATATGCACTTAAATCATCTGCTCTTATCTGTACATTAAACGGTCTACGAATAATATTAACAAAAGCTTTTAGAGCTAATCTCTTATGAACTAAACTTCGTTCAATAGGAGTCATATTCTTCACTAAGGAGGTATCAAAATGTTCTCCATCTAAAACTACATGATACTTATCATAAGTAAATTCTTCAGGGAGACCTGTTACTATATCTCCATGCATAGCTTTTACTACAGTTTTTTCTACATTTTCCATAATGTTAATTAGTTTCCTTTCAATATAAGACAAGAGGGCTAATAAAAGCCCTCCTATCTTGGTTAAATAAAACAACTATCAAGAACCACTCTTATGAGAGGTTTTGGAGAAAACTACAACATCTCCATTAGTGAAAGAATCTGTTATTCTTCCCTCTCTCATATCACCACCTTTAGATGTGATTTTAATGGAATAACCATTACCTACAGGTACATTCCATTCTTTAGCAATAGCATCTACTGTTGGGAAATCCTTCATGTTTAAATCTTCAGGAGACCCTCCATTACGACCTGCGAATATTGCTCTTACCATGTTCTTTATTTTGCCAGCCATTATTAATAGCCCTTTCTTCTTTTTGTTGTTTAATGTTGTTATCAATGAATTTATCTTTTTCAAGACTGAGATAATGAGTATCTTCATCTTCTATATCTCTTGAGGTTACTTCTGCAGCAACCTCTTCATCAATAACATTGTCTATATGGCTAATTAAGTGGTGTTCATGTTCCACTTCATCAGCTATCTTTTCTGCAGAAATTTTAATATGAGTACTTATTACATCTGCTGCCTCATAGCTTTTAGTATTTATTAGCACCTTTTTAGTTGCTTTTAAATCACTATATAACTTTGCCAAGTCATTAAGATTGCTTGACATCAGCTCTCCTTAGAGTACGCTCATGTGCTCTTCTTAATACTCTTCTTTGCCTTGCATTACCAATAAACTTATCTTTATCGGAATGTTCTATCTTCATAATGTAATCAGATAGGAATGGAAGTAATACTTTATGTCTTAAACTATCTAAAGTATTTAATATTCTTCCTGTACCTAACCATAGGTACTGTATTAGTTTACCTTTTGTCATCTTTCTTTCTTTCCTTTTTATAACGGTTACAGGGTGAACAATAACCATTGCTGTTCTTATACAGAACATTATAGTAATTAGTACACCCTTTGGTATTACATTTAACATGATATTCACTACGATGTTTCAGTAGTGCTTTGTTAATCATCATCTATTCCCTTTCTTTAATAAGTGAGGGTTATAATAAAAATAATAGAGCTGTTTCTTGCTCATACTATTTGCTTTACTAAACTTGACATGATGATATTTAACTATCCACCATACAAGCTCATACTTATGTTTATAAGGACAGCTACTCATTGAGCTGCCCTTTAATTATTTTAACACACTTTTGAATAACAATTATCTCATTAGAAATAGATGTATAATCATTAAAATAGTTTGAATCTTTAGGGTCAAGCTTTTCACACTTAGCCTTAGCTTTATCACTAATCTTTTCTAACATTTTAACAACATCTTCTGCACTATACTCTTTTTTAAGATAACATAATGAGAACTGCCATATTAAGAATGGAATACCCAGTATAAATCCTATAGACCATAGGTTACCAAAATTAGCTATTGATTGAACTAATAAATAACTAAACATTAGTGTAAATAACACTAATAAAATGATGTTTAATAGTATATTTCTTACCATTATTACTCCAAAATTATAAGGACTGCTCTTATTCAGAACAGCCCTTGGTTGTTGTTAATTAATATCTTTTAAATACAAAACCTTTATGTTTAAATCTAATGTTAAACCATTTACTTGTAGTTAAACCCCAAGAATTGCATCTTGCAATGCTAATTGATTTATATTTAAAACCACTAAACTCACTAAAATCTCTATAATACTGCACTCTAAATAACTTAAATAAAGTAAAGAATATAGACTTTTCCATCATCTCTTTCTTCAAGATTTGATTGAACATTTTATAATACTCCTCATAGGTTAAATTAAATAAAAAAAGAGCAGTTGTTTGGAAGAGTTATTCCAATGACATGCTCAGGTCATCCATGGTAAGTTGATAATTCTTGACCATGATTAATTGGGAACATTCTCCCAATACTCACTTCTGTTGCCTTTAATTGACATAAGATTATCAATCTTCAGAAGCGTCTATTCTTACCTTTATCAAGGATTTAATTCTTCTAAACTTTGCTGTTAATTGATTAAAATAAAAAAAGGGGGAAATAAATCCCCCTGTGTACTTATGTGCGTGTATTATACTGCTGTAACACCACTTTCAAGATTAGCAGGAAAGAATGCATGTGTATCAGGATATTTAACATCGTCATCCTTAACCCTATCATAAAGTTTACCCTTAGAGTCCTTGAGTTGCATAACCTTGGAACCTTTAGTTGCCTCAAGGGCTTTCAATTCTGACCTTTCAACGGTAAGGAACTCAAATGGCTTCTTATGCTCTACTTGCCCTAAAGAGTTGATGAATGATGAGCCTTTAGTTACTATTCTTCTTACTGTGTTCATATGATATACTACCTTTCTTTGTTTG